AACACAATGGAACAAATAACTCAAAATAAATTAAATGGTATACTTGAAATGCAAAAGAATAATAACGATTTGTTAGCAGATATATTTGTGCAAAATGAATCACGAATAATAGTATTAAATACTTTACACGAAAAGTTAGATACATTAATGAATAAATACGAAATTATATCAAGTATTATGCCTGTATTAGACGCATATTTTGAGCATTTAGGAGAAAGTTAAAATGGGAGTAAACAACGAAAGAATTGCTGATGGAATAGTGATAGAAAATCTATCCACTAAAAGTATTCACAAATCATTAAAAGATGAATTAGATTACATTGAGAATGACCGTGAGAACACACGACATTTGTTATTGGATTATTTTGAGCATAGTGGAACAGACGAACACATAAGAAGGTTTTTTAGAGCTGGAATATCAACAGAAGTACCTATATTCACCAGTAATCTATTAGGTAGGTTTGTTAGAGCCAGGAGTTTAGTATATAAGAAATCACCTGAAATGATTACAGATGATAAGTATATAGACAATATAGATACACAGAATCTAAATACTATGCGTAGAAGGATGGAACAATTAACCTTTCTATTAGGTAGTATGGCTCAGCTAAGTTATTATGATGAACTATCAAAACAAATTAAATATGAAACTATCCACGATTTTAAGGTATTCTTTTTACCAGGCAAGACAGAACCTTTTGCATGCTGTTATCCAGTATCATTAAGAGGTAATGCTCGTATGAACGAACAGAAATGGATATTCTGGTCGGCAGACGCTATAGACCCAAGTTCAGGTGAGTTTACACGAGGACAACATTTCTTATTTGATAATAATGGAAAAGTTTTTAGTATAAATGAAGACAATATTAACCCGTATGGGGTATTGCCTATATTATTTACCCATAGGTCACCTCAAACGAGAACCTGGTGGGTTGAAGGTGCAACTGATTTAATGATTAGTAACCAACAGGTAGATTTAGGACTAACTCAATTAGCATTAGCCAATAGGATAGATGCATTAGGTATTAAGTATATTAGTGGCCCTTGGAACGAACAAACTAAACGAGAACGATTACCACACGGCGTACAAGATGTAATAAGATTACCAGAAGGATTTACATTTGGTAGAGTAGAAGGTGGAGATACAGCTAAACATATAAATAACTTAAAGTTCTTCGTTAATCAGGCAGCACAGAACAATCACTTACAACTTAAATGGGCAAGTGAAGGTGGAGATATTCCATCAGGTCGTGCATTGCAACTTATGGAAGTAGAGAATACAGAACAGAGGGAATCTAGCATACAGGACATTTGGAGACCACACGAACATATTAGATACAATTTAGATAGAATAATATTAGAAACACATGGTATATCAGTTGGAGATGAATATAGTGTTAATTTCGTAGAACCTGATTTAACTGTTACTTCGGAAGATGAAAGAGCACAAGAACAACACGATTTAGAGTTAGGTTTAACATCAAGGAAAAGATTATTAGAGAAACGGAACCCAGATATAACAGAAGAAGAACTGGATGATATAATCGCTGAAGCAGATGCTGAACAGTCATCTAAACAAACTACTCCAATCCTTCCATTAATATAAGGTGTATATAATGGCTACTATATTACACAAGTATTTAGATAAGTTAGATGACCTGAAAGTGAAGGTAGGAGAAGATGCTGATAAAGTAATACTTGATAGTATTGATATTAAATCACTTATTAAGAACCCAAGACAGATTATAGGGCAGATTGCTGTAGAGTTCTCCCAACGACACGTGGATAAGATACAACAGAGTTATACCATAGTGGAAAAGGCAACCGAAAAGATTATAGAGAAATCATAATGGCGGAAATAAAGATAGTAATTAATAGGACTAATAAACTAAAAAAGTTAAAGAAAAAACTTCCAAAGATTACTCAAGTGATATTAAATGATGTGGCTGATGCCACAGTAATAGACTTACGGAAACGAGGAGCACGTGGAGAGGGAGTTAGTGGAAAGTTAGCACCATTAAAGTCAGCAACTATAAGACAGAAAAGGAAACACGGATTATCTAAACCATCCACACCACTATATGGCACAGGTAGAATGACCCAAGGAACATTTGTAAAAGAAAGAAGGAAGAATAAAGCTACTATTGCTGTACCGAAAGATAGAGAAGATATATTATCATATCACCAAGAAGGAGCAGGACATTTACCTAAAAGAGAGTGGTTCGGTATAAGTAAGAAACACCAGAAGAAAATTGAGAAGATAGCTAGAATCCAATTTAAGAAACTATTAAAAACTTTATAGTATGCCAAATATTAAAAATATAGAAACTATACTATCACAGAAAATACAATCTGACGTGGCCATTACAGTATTAGAAATAGAACAATTAGTATCAAGTATGAGGTTATATGGTATGGACGAGGCTACTATTATATCAACATTAGAAACAGATTTAATCAATCAAGGAAGGTTATTCGGTGCATTTAGAAATAGAATAAAGAATACTATAAAGAGTGCTATAGCGTTAGCCTCAGGTGCAGCACAACGAAATCTATATGGAAAGGCAGGAATAAAGGAGTTTAGATGGGTTACAGTATCAGATACGAGAGTATGTCCTGATTGTGTTATACGACATAATAGAATAGAAACATTAGAAACTTTCCAACTAATAGGATTACCAGGCAGTGGATTTTCAATATGTAGAGGTAATTGTAGATGTGTTATGGTGCCAATTTCGTATAAAGGAGAAGATTTATCCAAGCCGCTAATTAGGAAACGAAAGTAGTATGATTTTTTACATTAAAAGATATTTATTAACAAGTCAAACAAGACGTTAAAAAGAGGAAATCAACTATGAGTGAAATAGAAACAGGGGTCACTCCCGTAAATAGTGAAACCACTTTAGAGCAAAGTGTTATACAAAATGCTCCCGCTGATAATGACAGCGTCAAAACAGTCCCAGACAGTATCCCTTATGCAAGGTTTAAAGAAGTTAATGATGCTTTAAAAGAGATGAGATCAGCCTATGATAATCAGGTAGAATCTCAAAAACAAGCAGAGTTAAAACGCCTTGAAGATGAAGGAAAAACTTTGGAAGTTAGAGACTTACAACTTAAAGAGTTGCAAGATAAACTATCCAAGTATGAGCCGTTGGCTAAGGAATACACGGATTATCAAGAGAGAAGGACTACGACCTGGTTAGAACAATTAGGTGAAGATAAAGATAGTAAAACTATTTTACAATCTCTACCGTTCGCAGATCGTAGGACTTATATGAAACAACAAATAAACAAAAACGAGGTGCAAACAGTTGTCCCAAGTGTTAGCTCAGATAAACCAGGCAGTAACTCTGTTATTGTCGAAGGATTTACCACACCACAACAAGCAGCATATGCTTTTAGTCGTGGGGAGCTAAAGAAGAACGATTATGAAAAAATCATCGACAAGTTCAGTAAATCAAGGATCAAAGGCTGGTAAAAAGTCTTTAAATCTTTCGGAGTTTAAAGAGATAAAAGAACCTACTAATATCAAGGGTTTTACTCCTGATAAAGAAGGTAGAGTTTCTATCGGATATACTCACGAAGGAGAACAGAAATGGATCTATGATGGAAAAGAGGAAATACCTTTTGAGGACGGATTTAGAATGTCCACAGGGCAAGAAACCGTTCCTGGACGAGGAGCCATTCAACAAGGATGGAATCGTAGATGGGATAACGCATATGACCGAGTTTTTAACCATATTAAGGAGAATTAATTATGGCAACAGGTGATAGTGGCAATTTTGCCGGTGCATTAGCTGATATTATACAAGCTGAAGCAATCCAGCGTTTCGTAACGGCTGGAGTATTCGTAAATCCATTGAGACCTGATACCTCATTAGTATCCGTTTTTAGTGAACCCAGAGCTGATAAGATTTCAGTTCCAGTTTGGAATGATGGTACAAACCAAGTAACAAGTGCAGATGTTGCATCGCACTCCTCAGGTGGCACGGTTAGTGAAACCGCGTTAGATTCTACAAAAAGAACCTATACACTTGCTATGAGAGCGATAAACCTTCCGTTGCATGACGAAGCCAAATGGTCTAATGTAGACCGTCCAGAGATTCGTTTAGGACAACATTTAGGTAATGCATTAGCAGCTGACTTGGATGCACAATTAGCCCAAAAAGCAAATGCCTTTTCCAACTCCGTTGGATCAGGATCAGAGGAAATGAAAATCGATGTATTGTTTGACGCAATGAAAACATTACGGAATAATCATGCTCCAGGGCCTTATTTTTATGTAGGATCAACAGAACAAGTTTGGGATAAAACCTATGGATTGTTAGAAGATTTTGTAAATACTTCTAACTTTGCAGGTGCCCCAGCACAAGACGAAGCTGTCCGTAATGGATATGTTGGTCGTTTAGCTGGATTTGATGTATTAACCACACCAGAAATTACTGGTAGTGTTAGTGCTTCAACACCTAACGCTGATGCTATTGCTGGAAATAAGGAATGTCTGGCATTTGCATGGAGTGGGGATGACCTAATCCGTGTAGAAGAAGAAAGGGAAGGCTCAAAGCTGAAAAGTTCTTGGGTTGGATCTTACTTTGGTGCAGCTGGAGTTTTGGCGGATAGTTATGGCGTGCGAGTAATCTCACGTATTGGCTAATTAAGCTAATATAAACAAAATAGTGTAGGCTCAGCTAATAACCTACTCATATATGTAAGAGTGCATAGATGTGAAAAACCTGAATACTAATAACAATATATTTATTAGATTATTTAGCTGAGCTAAACGCTTTATTAATTATTGTAGACGATGTCTTAGGCATTGACTCAAATTGGAGAACTATGATATGTTAAATACAACATTATTAGAAAATAAAAAGATTTATCAAACTTTAGATAGTTTGAAACAAAATAGTTATGCTTATTATATATTTATGCACAATAGAAAGGGTGATAAGGAGATTCAGTTATGAAGTTAAGACGCCTTGATTTAAGATCAAACAAAATGACGTATAAGCCCAAACAGGACTTTGCGGATTTAATTATATTTTATGATAAAGATGAAAACCCCGTAGTTGTTATAGATACGGTAAACAAGAGGCTTAGTGGTTCTTTTGGTGGTAACTGGATAGGAGATTTTCCTATAAGTGGTGCTATAGATGTAGATGGTAATATAACTGCAACAGGAACCATAACTGCACAAGAATTTAATACCGAATTAACTAATGTTAGTGTGATATATCAAAGTGGTAGTACCAAGTTCGGTGATACTGCTGACGATATACATGCATTTACAGGATCGTTCTATGTAGTGGGTGATATA